GGGCCACGGTGCCCTTCGCACAGAGCACCAGGCGGTGGAAGTCCATCGTCGCGGAGGAGTACTCCGGCACGATGTAGGCGTTGCCTTCCAGCAGGACCTGCTGCACGGCCTGCGCCCACATATCGAAGGCGCTCATGTACTCGTCGGGCTGGACGTTCATGAGGAAGGACAAGCGGCTGTCGATGTCATCGATGAAGATGCCGCCCTTGCGGCGCATGACCTGGACGGGCAGGGCCGCGACGCTCTCCGACAGGAGCTTGACGCACCGGAAGACGGTGGCGACGCAGAGGGCTGTGTTGCCCGAGTAGAAGGGCCACAGCGTGCCGCCCTGACGGGGCGTCGGCGGCGTCGGATGCTCGACGTCGTCGCTTTCCCGCTTGACGGGTGCCGGGGCTTCCCGGCGCCCGAATATGCGCGTGAAAAGGCTCATGCGTGGTGTGTGTTTCTACAAACCGCGCACAAAGCCGCAAATGGTACCCTTTAGCGCTCGTAGTCGATGAACAGGCGCAGGCACATGAGCATCGTGATGATGCCGTCGATCTTGCGGTCGGGGGTCAGTTTGATGGGCTTCTTGTTCTCCAGGTTGTCCTCGTCCAGGACGGCGTTCCCGAAGCAGTAGGCGTTGATCGGGTTGTTGTTCATGAAGATGTGCCCGGTCTTGACGCCGTGCTCGAAGCTCTCCACGGGGGCGGTGAAGTTGCCGTAGGTCTGCCGGACGCCGGTCACCACGTTGGCGGCTCCGGAGGCGGCGAGCATGTTCACGACCTCCTGGCTCTTCCAGGGGTCGTAGCCTATCTTCAGGATCCGGACGAACTTGTTCATCTTGAGGATGTACTCCACGATGGCTGAGTAGTCGATGACGTCGCCGGGGAGGAGGATGAGGTGACCCTTCGACGCCCAGACCTTGTAAAGCTGCTCGTTCGGGTGACCGGACAGGGCGCCCAGGGGGAAGAAGTAGGCCGTGTGGAAGTAGAAGGACTTGGACTCCGGCCTGTACATGCCGAAGCTGACCGCGCTGAAGTCGTCGCTCTCGGACAGGTCGATGGCGCACATGGCGTCCGGCCTCCCGGTGACGGCGGTCAGGTCCATCGGGATGCTGACCTTCCGGGCGAGGGTGGAGGAGATCCAGACGCGGCGCTCGTTCTCGGCGAAGATGTTCAGCAGCTTCGTCCGGAAGGCGAGCATCTGCTCTGCGCTCCGGAGCGCCTTCTTGTACTCCTGCCTGTAGAACTGGAGGCTGACCGTCACGCCCATGTGCGGGTGCACCTTCCGCCAGGTGTCCTCGCTGCTCTCCTCGTCGTCCACGTCCGGCTCGAAGATGTGGGCGAAGAGCGCGTCGTCCTCCATGTCGCCCAGGAGGATGGCCTTGTAGCCCTGGAGCATCTCGTAGTAGGGCCCGTCGAAGACGTCGGAGGCCGTGGTGATGATGACCGTCAGCGGGTTGTCGCGCACGCCCATGGACGTGGTGAGGACCGTCAGCAGGTTGGCGTCCTTCGCCTGGGAGAACTCGTCCATGATGACCGTGGAGGCGTTGAGGCCGTCCTTCGTGCGCGCGTTGGCCGTCAGGCACTGCGCGAAGCTCTGCCGGTCCTTCCGCTTGGACTTGACGGACTTCGCGTTCACCTGGTAGTTCCGGCCCCTCGGGTCCAGCTTGGTGACGCAGTCCCGGATGACGTTGAAGCACTTCATGGCCTGGTCCTCGGAGTTCGCGCCAGTGTAGCTCTCCGCGTTGGAGTCACCGAAAAGCAGGTCCTGGATGGCGAAGCTCGCCGAGGACGTGGTCTTGCTGAATTTCCTCGGGACGTGCAGGCAGACCTCCCGCACCACCCGGAAGCCGTCCTCCGTCCAGAAGGCAAAGACGGAGGCGAACTGGAAGCACTGCACCGGCGTCAGCTCGTAGGTCTGCAGCCCGCGCTTGCCGGGGAAGTACAGGCTCTCGTAGAGGGCGAAGAACTGGAGGACCGCCGTGACGTTGAAGCCATAGCGGTCGCACATGCGGAAGAAGTGGCGGACGGCGAGGAGCTCGAAGAGGTTGTGGCGCTCCGGGTGCTGCTGGTTCTCCACCAGGTAGGACACGAGCCGACCATCGACCTCGCCCAGACCGTAGTCGTCGATGTCGATGGCCTGGAGATCCTGAGCGACCTCCACCTTCAGCTCCCGGAGCCTGTCTTTCTCCTCCTCGGTCACTTCTCGGGCTCCTTCTTCTTGGGCTTGATGATCCGGGGCTTTTTGCCGGCCTTGATGACCTTCTTCGTCACCCCGATGAGCGGATCCTCCTCGTCCTCGTTGGTCAGGTTCTCAGGCGTCAGGCCGAGGGCCTTCAGCTGACGGGTGACGGAGTCCTGGGCGTCCTTCAGGACCTTGAAGACCGGATGAGGTACGAGTTTGGTGCCGTATCGGTTCTCCTCCACGATTGTAACATCCGCCAGGCCATCCATCTGCCACGTCGCGAGGTCGACGGTCCGAAGCGCAGAGGCGAGCGAGGTGATCTGCATGTCGAGGCCTCTATTATAGCGTTTTATGGATTTTAGGGCCTTAACTATCTGATTTTGATATTCTTCTATCGTTTTGACCATTTTTTTGCTTAAAAATTTTAACTTGTGCACAAATTGAAAAAATCGCTCAGCGACGCAGAAGACTGGCGGCGAGGTTTGGAAGGGTGCACCCCCATTTCAAAAAACCTCCCCCGGCTCGCCGAAGAAACGACCGACCACCGCCCGAGTCTGCTCTTCGTTCCTCTTCTTCGTGGCCTCCTTTCCACTTCGTCCCAGCTCGGTGTGACGGATGACGTGGCAGTTGTGGCACAAGGCCTCGAGGTTGGCAGGGTCGAACATCAGCTGCTCCTTCTCCCTGGGCGTGATGGCTGACTCGACAGGGACGCGGTGGTGCACCTCGCACGCCGGGGTGGTGTAGCCTTCCGCCTCGCACCTCTCGCAAAGAGGGCGGGCGGTCAGCACTGACTTGCGGAGACGCTGCCACCTCGACGTGTTGATCAGTCGCTTGTATGTCTCGTCCTTCGCCATCATTTCCTCCTGGGGCGGCGCACCTGGGGAGCGTGGCCCGCCTGGGGCTGGGGCTCCCAGTTGCCGTACTCCTCGAACATATCGCGGATCTCCTGCTCCTCGTCCTCCGGCATGGGAGGAGCCTCGCCCACCTTGCGGACTCTCTTCAGGAAGAGGGCCAGCAGGGTGGAGGCGACCTCGCACACGTTCTTGAAGCCGTACTCCTGCTGCACCTTCAGCAGCTCGGAGTATGTCTCCTCGGACACGGACAGGTTGATCCTACGCCTTGACATAAACGGACAGCATCTCTTTTAATGCGTGCAAAAGCGCTTCTTGCACCCCTTCCTTGCTCTCGAGGGCCCTCGCGACCCGCTCGTCCACGGTGCCCGGACACAGCAGGCGGTACACCTGGACGGGCTTCTCCTGGCCTTGACGATGCAGGCGCGCGTTCGCCTGGAGGTACAGCTCGAGGTTCCAGGTGAGGCCGAACCAGACGATGTAGTGGCCGCCCTGCTGAAGGTTGAGGCCGTAGGCCGTGGAGGCCGGATGGGCCAGCAGCACGTCGATCTTCCCGGCGTTCCAGTCCTGCAGGTCTCGGTCGTCCTCGTACTTGCGGACCTCGAGGCCGGTGCCCTTCAGCGCGTCCTGGATCCTCGGGATGTCGGACAGGAAGGAGTAGAACACCAGCACCGGCGACTGGGCCGCCTCGACGATCTCAGTCAGGGCGCGCAGCTTCTCGCCGTGGACCTCGTGGGCGGCCTTGTCCTCGTCGTACACGGCGCCGGAGGTGAACTGCTGGAGCTTGTTCATGAGGCCGGCGGCCGACTGGGCGACGACGTTCGTAGGCTTGTCGCCGTTCTCCTCCTGGAAGGTCAGCACCTCCTCCCGCTGGAACTCCTCGTACTTGCGGCGCGTCGGGGCGTCCAGCTCGACGGGGACGTCGTGGACGATGAGCTCCGGGAGCGTGAGGTAGTCCTTCGCCTGCATCGACAGGCAGATGTCGGCGAGCTTGGACTGGATGGCCTCACGCGCACCCGGGAGCGGCGTCATCCGCACGACGATGTTGTTCCACTTGTGGAGGCTGAAGTACTCGGCGCGGAAGCGCGTGACGCTCTTCCCGAGCCTCTGCCCGAGGTCCAGGCAGTAGATCTGCGCCCACAGGTCCGCCAGGCCGTTGGGGCTGGGCGTGCCGGTGAGGCCGACCACGCGATGGAACAGGGGGGAGATGGAGCGGACGGCCTTGAAGCGCGCGGCGCTGTGGACTTGAAGGAGGTCAGCTCGTCGAGCACCAGGCAGTCGAAGGGCGGGTCGCCCCTGAAGTGGTCCACCAGCCAGACGAGCGAGTCCCTCCCGACCACGTAGACGTCGGCCTCCGCCTCGAGGGCCTTCACGCGCTGCTTGGGCGTGCCCATGACGCGGGAGACGCGGAGGTCCAGGTGGTCCCACTTCGCCGCCTCGGCCACCCAGGTGGACTCCGCGACCTTCTTCGGGGCGACCACGAGGGTGCGCGTCACGTCC